TGCATTTATAGCAGTCCAATACAGACGGGTCGGGTGGAGAGCATTCATTTCCCATGCAGCCGGGATCGCCGCATATCGGACACGGACCAGCCGAACCAAGCAGTCCACCAAACTGCGGGGAGCGCGGAAGTTCTGGCGTGGATTCAGTGCTCATTTTCGCTCCCCTTGTTGGTGACTTCGACGTTCGGAGACTCCCACAGGGCCAGTTCACGCTCAGCCTCAGCTATTCGTGTTTTTAACGTCTCCACCCAAACTCGGATCGCCTCGTCGCGTGTTGTGAAAAGCTGTTCATAGTCTGCGATCCAGCGACACATTTCCGGTTCTACAGGGTCAACCCAGCCGTAGTCGCCGGGGGCATGTATGCAACGCATCACATCCGTGACTTCCACTATTCTCGTCGGCTCTGTTTTGCTGGTCACGATTGCCCACCGATTCTCCGAACCATGCGATGATGCTAACACACACCCGGCGGGCGCGTGGGGCGAGGCAACGTCTATGGCGGGTGTGTGCGGCATATCTCAGTCGTTAGCTAGGAAAGCAAAAGAAACACGCCAGCCACAATGAGAGCAGTTGTTAGAAAAGCTCCGCCAACCACAATTAGGCCGCCCTTGAATCCAAGATCCAAGAAAGGTAGTCTGAGAAACGCGAGAACGGGCACGGCCACCATTGCCGCTCCGATAATTTGTAGTGTTGTCATATAAAAAAGCTAACAAAGCGATGCACGAAATCGCCGCCGTGCTTCGGCGATTCGTGATCTTTGACGTTATGTCCCTCGCGCGTCGTGCCGTCCGCGGCTTCGCTCACCTGCTCCGCACCCCCGCCGCCCTTCAGAAATGCAACCCAGTGCGTCTTGGCTTGCTTCCCGGTGCGATGTCCGTAGAGCGGCCGCTCGGGAGTGAGCGCGAGGATTTCACGCAGAGGCACTTCGATCTCGTTCCATTTGAAGATCAGCGTCCCTTCGGGACGCAGGACACGGAAGCACTCGGCGAAGCCTTGGCGAAGCATCTCGCGCCATTCACCGCGCAGCACTCCATACTTTTTCAGCAGCCACGAGGTATCCCCGTTCCGCTGAATGTGCGGCGGGTCGAAGACGACGTGAGCGAACGTGTCAGCCGCGAACGGCAGCGCCGTGAAGTCGGCAACCAAGTCGGGGTCAACGACGATTTCCCGCTCGCCGTTTTTCACCGAGCAGTCAGCCGCCATATGCCGCTCGCGCCTCTTGTCCACGAACAGCGTGCGAGGGTCCTTACGGTCGAACCAAAACATTCGGGAGCCACAGCAGGCATCGAGCACGGAAGCTCCGCCCGCTCCATTCCCGTTTCCACGCTCAGTGTGATTTGAACGAACGGAAGCTAACCAGGCGCCGGAGCGAACAGGTGCCGCGTTCACGGTTTCAGTGCTTGCGGGCGTCATTGGCGCGGCTCCTGTCGCTCAGCTTCATCGTTCGCTGAGGATAAACGCTGTTTGTACCATATCGGCCACCACATATCAGTCGTAGCCAGCGCAACTCCTAACCACGATCCCAGCATCATACCAACCATAAACGCAATGGCGGCGTCAGGCGTCATGGGTGCTTTTTGCGATTCACGAATGAATCGGTGGTCCGAACGCTCTCCACCCCAGCAACACAAGCAGGATGAACAGAAGCAATGTGCCGCCCAATGGGCGAACGTTTGCGCCGGTCATCGGCCACCCCGACCAAATTCCGAATACCAGCCAAAGCAGCATCAATATCCAGTAAACGAGTGCGATTGACATTATGTTTTCTTTCTGCGCATCTAGGCGCTGTTGTTTTGTTTCCCGACAACTGGAGGCGATTTATCCACCTCATCAATTAAAATGATTCCTGAATCCGGCACCAAACAAACCCGGTCTCCATCAAAGTCAAAATACGTCCCCACCATGCGCGACACAAGAACCTTTTGACCGGGTTCAATAGCCCAATGCGCCTTGGGACCAACCGCCACAACGTCCGCTTCGACGGGTTGCGGCTTATATTTGTCGGGGATATGGATGATCCCTTCCTCTTTCCATTCGCGGAACCTGACCAGAACCTTATTTCCGATGACATTTATTGTTGGCATAATCAGACAAAGTTTGGGTGGATTGGCACTTGTGCCGGGGGTTGTGTTTTCATTCCATTTACTACTTGTTCGAGGATCAGGTTGCTTTGGGTGAACACGCACCCGGGGCAAAGTTTCTTGGGATCCACAAGGGATTCCACCGGCCGCTTATACAGTTCGCCAATCTCATCCCATCGGCACACCCTCCACGGCTCTGCAAACTTGTGTCCAGCCGCTGCGTTGAGAACGCAACTGTCGCACGGGTAAACGTATCCATCGCTATTTAAGACCGGGTGAACGTATCCTAGAAAACATTTGTTCGGCGCTTGTGGCGGCTTGTATTGCACGAACACCACGTCAGGGTCAATGGCATTTGCCACCGCTTGAAGTTCCTCGCATCGGCTGGCGATTAAATCCGGTTGGTTACAGTTCGGCAGGAGACGCACGTAGCGGGGGGAACATGCGTTCACGTATCCCGTGATCATGGATTGAATCCATGGCAACCGATCCTTGCCCATCTGGACCCGCCCCTTCCCGCCCCACTCTTCCGGGGTCGCCACCTTGCCATGGTTCGTCTCGGCAGGTTCCTCGTAAATGTCATGGTAAACATAGCTGAATCCGAGAGTCGTAAGGTCGCGGTCAATGTCTGGAACGTAGACTTCGCGCTCTTTGTGATCCAGTCCGCTCATGGAAATGCGAATCCACTTGAACAAGTCCAGCGTTGACGGGGCGACCGTGCGCCAACTATTTCGTCCGCTGGCATACGTTTTCAACGGCATCCCGTTCGTGATCAAGCCGATTTCAAGACCCCTGGAGTGAATCATCCATGCCAGGTCATTGAATCCTTTCCCGGTGTCTCGGCACCGAAACAAAATCGGGTTTCCGCCACCGCTGATAATAACGGACTTCAACCCAATCGGAACCAACTGATCGAGGTATCCGGCAATCTGTGAAAGCGAAAGCGCTTTCCCGTCTCGGGTGACAACCGAACAGAATGCGCACGTGTGCTGGCACACATCAGTCGGCATCAGATGCGTGACAATGGGCATCCCCTGACCATTCCTCAGCTTTGCCATCGCCTCTTCATGATGGAAAAACTTGTGGCCCGTGCTTGTGAATGAGTGTTTGAGCTCCATTATTTCCTCCCGATCATTACCAGCGAGAATTTTGATCTGTTCAAAACGCCCTTGATTATGTCGCGCAATGGGTTTTCCCCGGTTGTCGCGTCCGGTTCCCATTGGCGAATGGATTCCACTTTGAACCCAGCCCGAATGAAGTATGCCCACACCGAATCATCCGCAAGAATGGCGTGGTGCTCATTGAACCACAACGCGGCCTCGAACCATGTCGGAATGGGGTTCTTGGGATCGGTGATCCCAAACAGCTGATTCCAGTTCTCGTTGCGGTCATCACGATAGACCGACCGAAAATAAGTGACATCTGGAACGCTCACCACAAGAAGCCCGTCCGGCTTGAGAACCCGCCTCGCTTCCGACATAATCGCCGATCCAACCCGGCAATCGAAATGCTCAATTACATGGCTCGCCAGAACCGCATCAAACTCATTTTCGGGGAACGGCCACGGCAACACCGTGATGTCATGCTCAACGTAGTTGGGTTCCTTGTTGATTTCTTCAAGCTCACCACCAAACCGCTCGTCAGTCGAAAAGAACTTCTTGAGCGTATCCACGTTCGTCCATGGATTTCCGGGCCGGGTTGCTCCGCATCCGATGTTGAGAAGTTTCATTCGCTGGGAATGTCTGTGTTGTTGCAAAGCGCGTCGTAAATACGAACGTCATGTTCCCGTTGCGCCGGTTCCTGTGGCTTCCAGAAGCAATGAAAATGATCGTGGTAAAGCGCGTTTGTAAGCTCCTGATTGAACGCAACATGAGACGGTTCCTTGCCCGTGTCACCGAACACGATTCGTTCATGCATTTTCACGTTTGACGTGTACCGAACGCGGGGGTCGTTCTTGACGATCCGAAGCTGCCAGTCTGGCTCGACGGTCTGCCAGTTCTGGGTGGGTCGTTTCATGGAGTAGTCGAACCAATGACGCCTGGATGTACGAATCGCGAACGCTCCCGGGGTTTCGATCACCTTCCGAAGCAATGCGCCCTGGTTGTAAATCTTGCCTTCATTGATAACGGTCAAATTCGGAGCGTCGATATCGGGATACTTTTCAGTCCCTTCACATGTCAACGCTGGCATTAGTGGGAAAAACCGTTCGTCGGCGTCCATGATCATCACCCAATCCGTCATGCTTTCGCGAATACATTGCGTTCTGACCGCCCCGAAGCCTTCGTTGATGGACGACATGCAGATACGCACGCCCCATCGTTCGAGGATTTCAATGGTGCCGTCGTCCGACAGCTTGCCGTTCGGTCCCGCATGGACTGCCGTAATAGCGTCGAAAAACGGGGCCGCGTTCTCAAGCAGACCGGGCAGCGCCAGTGCGTCGTTGTATATGTTGAATGTTAATCCGATTGATGCCATTTTAGTTTGACCTTTCCATAATGAAAAATCCGTAGCCGGTCGGGGACTCTTCCGCTGCCGGTTTCAGGCCGGGATAGAAATATGATCCCGACACCGTGAAGTCTGTGCTTACGCCGCTGAGTGCGCGCATCCACACGTCAAACGTCCATCGCAAAACATGCGTTTCGTCCAACTCCTCTTTCGGGTGGATGAACTTGCCATTCGCGTAGGCAAGCGGGACCAGAATGAAAACCTTGGCCCGCGCCATCGCGCACATTTTACGAAGCAACTCGGGCAACTCATCCTCCTGCACGTGTTCGAGTGTGTTCAGGCTATATACGAAATCATAATTACAATTCCACATTTTATTTGAAACCCATCGCTTCACGTCCGGGTCGCAGTTCGCAATGGCCCACTCAGAAATGTCATATCCCCATGCCTGAATCCCAATCTGCTTTAGCGCCTTGACCGCGTAGCCACGGGCGCAACCCACATCGAGGGCGCTGTCTCCAAACGTCATGCCCAATCGCCTCGCAAGATTGATTGCCATGGGAATCGTCAACTCGGGAAGCCATCGATAATTTTCGTAATTTGACAACCCCGTTGTCCGTCCGCAGAGGTAATAGTCTTCTGTGAATCGATTGCTCATAAAATATTCTTTATCGCCGAAACGATCTCATGGGTCGTGATTGTCGCCAACGCCGCGCAGTTGTCGGCCCGAACGTATTCCGCTCCGGCATCCCGGCATTTGTCAATTGGCGGCTTGAATGAATGTGTCCGACATGGCGCGTGCGGACATCTCCCCTGCAATGCCGTGTGATTTTCGTAATACAGAATCCTGTCATCCGGCGAGAACGGTCCCCAAAGACTGATCGCCTTGACTTCCCCGGGGAACGCCGCGCACAAGTGGCTGATGCTGGAATCGGGGCAGACAACCGCTTTCGACTGCCGGATGATCGGGATCAACTGCCTGAAATGATTGGTCCGGTTCGTCAGGTCAACGACGTGCGAGAGACTTGGTATCTTGTCCTTTGTTTTGCCAACGACCACGATTTTCGTGTCCACCCATTGTTCGAGCAACTTCGCGGCCATGTCGGGCGGATACTGGCGCACGGGGTTCCCGGCGTTCCATTGGTAAACGATATACGGCTCCTTACCGATGTAGTTGCGCCATTCCGAATCCCGTTTAATGTCCGTCGTTCCGATATAAATGTGCGGACGCTTAAACTCATTGGGAACATCCAGCATCCCGCCGAACGCGAACATATCGTCGTAGGCGTTCCCCTGTTCTTCTAGTCCGTTGCATTCCAGCATGGACTCAAAAAACAGGTGGTAATCTGATAATTTAGCCGTTTCAAACGGGACCGCTCCCGAACAGAAATCCACGTCAGGGTTGTTTTCCCAGACTTCGGACACCCCAATACCGCACGACATGATGACGTGCGCCTTCGGCCATCGCGTTTTCAAATAAGCCGGAATAGCGGTCGTCATCAACTGATCTCCAAACGCCGCGTGCCGGTAAATACACAGGGTTTTGGCGTTCAAATCATGGCCGGAATATCGGCGCTCGTATGAATTGAAGTTGCTGGCCTCGACCGGCTTCAAGTCGTTGCTTCTCAGGGCGTCGATAATGGCATCCCCTTGGCTGATCGTCACCACGTACCGGGCGAACGGGGCGAGCGAAACGCCGTCGTGCGTAGCGGTAACGGGCGAAGACAGGATCACCATGGCTCTACTCGTCGTCTCCGATGATCTCCGCCACGATCCTCGACGCCTCGATCTCACGCATTTGCTGGCGCTTGAGCCGTGCGCCCTCCAGACGGACGGACCGGCGCTTCCGCTCATCGGCGGTCAGCTTGAGTCTCTTTCCCTTTTTGAGTCTGGCCAGGGCCTGCGCGTTTCGGTTCATCTGACACAGATTTCTCACAAAACCGGTTTCGTGTCCATGAAAATCTTCACGGGCGCCGAATTAATTTCCGCCCATGGACCGGCCCGCCTCTTGCTGGAACGCCCTGCCGGGGCTTGTGGGCGCCGTGCCGCTGGACGCCCTGCCGGGTCCGGCTTTGCCCGCTTTCTCATCGGCTTGCGCTGTCAGGGCCATTTGCTGTTGCATGATCTGCGCCCGCATTTCCTGCATCTGCTTCATCATGGCTTGCTGCTGTTGCAACCCAATTCGGTCAATCAGGATGGGAATGTTCTGAGGGGCGCTCTTCTGCCAATATGGATCTTTGAGCGCCTGTTGGAACACGGTCAAAAACAGTTCATCGGGATCTTCCGGGGATGGCGGGACGGGTTCGCCGTCGCCGAGGATGCGGGTGACGGTCTGCATCGCCTCCGCTTTCGCCTGTTCGTATCCACCGTCATTGATCACTTCCTCGATTCCTCTGATTCCCATGAGTTGCGCCAGTTTCACGATTGCGCCTGGGGTATTCAGGTACTGCGCAAACATTGGGTTGTTGCCGAACGTCTCGATAAAATACCTGGTATTTTGTTGCGCGATCATGTTGTCCATCACGTCGCTAGCGACATCCGTCTCGATCTCCATGTTCGGGAACCATTCCAGTCCTGTGCGTTTCCGAATCCAATCGCGATCACCCCACTTATTGAGATTGTCCAACATGAACTCGGCGTAGGCCCCGACGAACTGTCTATTGAAAGAATCAATGTCAACTATGATTGGTGTTCGCGCCGAATCCGCCGCCGTCATAATCTCGGAGGCAGCGCGCCTGCCGCTGCTGACCTCTCCAAGCAGGGTGTCGGTGGCACCAAAGATATTTTTTATCTCACCCTTCATCATTTGCATGTATGGGATGAGCGTGATTGTCTCATCGTAGCTCTGCGCCTCCGCTCGAACGGCGTCGGATGGGTCATCAACAGGGATGTTTGACCCCGGTTTGTTCAGGTTTTTCGTGAGCAATCCGCTGGCGTTCGTATTGACTTTCCATGGACGATTGATCGTATAGTTTTTGCTGTCGTGAAACTGTTCCTGTGCCGTGGCGAGCTGGTTGTAAGCGCCCCATGCGATTTCTGACACAGAGACCGGGATTGACATGCTGGTATCCTCGACCTTGTGAACAATACACCGCAACGGAACCTTGTCCTTTGCTGTCGGGTTTTTCTGAATGCGAAGGCAAATGCCGCCCCGTTGATCCGGATATCCATACCACTCCACGATAAACCTTTGGGGCCTGATGAATGCCTTCTGGGGCGTGCCGTCGGGGCCGGTCACGTCAATCGCTTCGTTTGTGATTTTGAACTTGCCGGTCTCGTCTTGGTAGATCGGGAGCATGGCAAACGCCGTGTAAAGCTGTTTGATGGTCGTGACGGGGCGTTGGCCCGCGCTGCTGTCTGAAATGCCGTATCGCGTCTGGAGAAGCGCGGAGGCATATTGCATGTCCTGTTTCGACATGGCGTAGAGTGTCGATGTTTCAGAGATCGCATCGTCAATATTCAGCCATCCGAACGGATTGACCTGCGGTTCGTATTCGTTTTTGAACAGCGCGGATTTTGTCACCATTCGTCGTATGATCGGGCAGTCCTGCGATTCGATGGGCGAAACCGACACTAAATAATCAATGTAAACCTGATCGATATTCAGTTTTTCCGCCCGAGTGAAGAACGTCGAGGGAATCAATACGGGTTGGCCGGTGGTCGGGTCCATAACGGCCTCGAATCTCCTGTCATAGTCGTATAGTGCCCACGTATGACTGAATTTTATGTAGTCGGGATAGCACTTCCGATACGTCAGACGCAGGTCCGACTTGTTTGATTCCTGCCCCAATCGTTCATTCGCGGCCGCAACGGCCTGCTGGTTGGGGTTGTAAAGCGGATGCTCAGTCAGAGTCTCGGGTTTCTTGAACTTGGCCGGGACTCCGTTCTTCCACGATAAACCAAACGCCATCGTCGAGAGGGCGTTTACCTGTTGGTAAATGTCGGACGGCGAAACGGATGCGTTGCCGTTGTTTTTTCCAGATCCGACACGCTTATTCCACTCTTCTGATTTCTCCGCGAAAGGGTCGTAGGAAAGATCGGAGCTTGCGTTCATACATCGCCATGCCCGGTCAATGCCCAACCAAACCGAGTGCAACCTTTGTTGATTCAGGAGGTAGGGATAAAAGTAGTTCCGATAAATGAACTGGATGATTTCCTTACAAAGATCGGGGTCGCTCGCCATATTCGGGTCGATCTGAGGCGTTTGATTGTCGATTGACGGGGCAGTGTCTCTGGGGTCGGGGCTCATTATGCGGGTGCGGTTTGACCGTATTGTTGGATGATTCGTTCGGCCACATTGGCCTGCTGGCAAGAGATGAAATTGAACTGATTTTTCTGCTGCTGACTTCCCATGATCGTCTCGTAAACGCGGGCGGTTCGCTCCATAATCTGCGACGCTTCTACAGGGCCAATCGTTTTTGCGCCAGCCAAAGCGATCCTCGATTGCATGTCGTTGATCAGGATCAGGCAATTCCCGCCCAGCTTCGTGCGTTGCGCCTCGATGGTCAGAACCTCGTCAACCTGGATCGTCTTGATTTCAGGCATCATGCGCTTGGCTCGGGCAGAGCGGTCAGCGAACTCTTTGAGTGGGGACACCCATCCATCAGGCTTTTTCAGACTTCGCTTGTCGGGTTCCCCTGTTGTGTGGCTGATCGGGACCATTTTCCCATCAACCTCAACTTCGTCTCTATGGAAAATATCCTCCTCATCCCCCTGATCCCGTTCGGAGTCAGTGGAAAGCATGGCGTCGGCTTTGGAGTCGCTGATCATCTTGATATTGACTGGTATCCGGTGATTGGGTTGAAAGCAGTATCCGTGGAAGATTGCAAGTCATTTCCCTCCCCGTCAACCCCGATTCCAAATATATCAGCGGGTGGGATCCATCGGAATCCTCCCAGAAGCGCGTAGCAAAAGGCATCTGGTATGTCGTCCCCAAGCTCGTCGGGAGTGCCTTTGAACTCCCCGGCGTTCTGGCCACTGCTGTATTGCGCTTGCAGGTAGTTTTCCATTCGCTCAATCACGTTCCCGCAATTCCGTGTGACGTAGAGCTGGGTGCCGGGGGCGTATCCTGTGAGCAAATGTAATCGGGTATGGTCTTTCCGCATCAAATCATTCACATTATCGCACCGGGCGGTGGGTCCAAGCTGGGTTGATTTTCGGATCAGCATCCCCGCCTTTCGGTAGTCATCCGCCCGGGAATCGCGCAAGCTCTCGTTTTTTCGGTTCCAGAGATGCCAGTCTGCCATGGTAGCCCGAAACTTCTCGCGCACGTATCGTTCTTTGTATCGCATGGCAACCTGATTGTCGGGTCCGATTGTCTTGGTTTCAGTCAATTCATTGCCGGATGCCTCCACTATGTCCTTAACCCGCTCGCTGATCGACCGATTCGTGATCGTGTAGTCACGGTAAAGAATCCTCTCGCCAGTTGGGAGTAGCATGGCCCAAACGCACGCGGCGGGATGCGTAATGCCCTCGTCAATGCCACGGAAAAAGTTCGCCACGCCCCCCCACTTCTCGATTGCTTCCCGGCTATCCATTGGAAGCACGTGAAATTCACGCTCGAAATGATAGAAAACAAGTGGGCTGGATGTAAAAAATCCGCCTCGCGCCCGAACTTTTCCCTCCGCACCCATCTTGGCGTACCGGGCCTTGTCGTCCGCTTTCTTGGCCGCTGGCATGATCCGGTCCGGGATCGTATCGATCCCACCCAAATCCGTGAACGATTTCACCTTGCCAACAAGTGGATATTTCCCCTGGTAACATTGGAACGCCAGTTGAGTTCTTCTGCCGGTGTTCCTCGCCTCGGCTGGCGTGTACGCCCAATATAATGATCCCTCCGACTGCACGCGAGGCAGCGCTTCTCCCAATGTCGCCTTGTCCATTCCCTCATCGAAATTCACGCGCCAACACGCTTTGCCGGACCATGCCAGTGTGTCGGACCCATAGAGTTTCCCATATACGATGTGCCCCCAGCGGGTCTTAAAATACATCTCTGTCTTGTTCCAGTCCTCCTCGTTCTTCGGTCCGCGAGTGGCGATCTCGTAGCTGGGAATCCATTTCCTATATTCGGCACCAACAACTTGTTCCCAATGAGATCGATCAGGCACTCCATGCCAGATTGAACAATGCCGCCCCGCTTTTGGCGGACCTTTCAACCAAGGCAAAATCATCTTCCCGGTCGCTTTCCATGTCGCCCATTCCGGCCGTGGAAGAACCGTGTAGGTGCCTCTCCCAAATTCGTCTTCCATGGGTTGAAACATTGCCCAAGCGGGGTCATTCGGGATCATCCAAAGCAACGTGTCAATCACCACGGCGGTCGTTTTCCCACCTCTGTTTTCTAGGAAAATCAATACCGACCGATACCCGGTCGGCGCTTCGTCAGGTTCAAATGCGGGATGCCACGCATTCAGGATTTGCGCCTGGTTGTAGCTGGGATAGAAGCTCGCTATTGGGCATGCTGAATCAAAGCTGTCTTTGTACTGCCTCGCGTCCTCGACCAACATCGCGACAAGCGCGGCCGACTTGACCTGGCATGCGACCCCCTTTCGTTCGCTGTGAGACAGGCGCCTACACGCCTCCTCTTTTTCTTCCAATGACCATGTGGAAGCCCAAAGTTCCTGCCAGTTTTCCGGCAGTTCGAGCGATGCCATTCCACGAATATCGGATGGAAACTTGATCATAAATTCACGTCTCGCCGTGCCTTGGCTCGTCGTCGGATCGGAGTAGGAGGGCGCGGGGCGTTCGGCCAAACGCGCTTCCACGCCTTCCATCGGGCTTTCTTTCCGCCCGTCTTGGCGTCCACCGACTCCGTAAGCTTAAATATGCCTTCGTGGGTCAGCATCCAGCCAGAGTAACGCAGCATCAGCGAAAATGTACGCTTAGTCATACAGGCTCCTTATCTCTTTCTCGCGTTGTCAGTTTTCTCGTTCATTGGCAAGGTTTTCAGGCGTTAGGTTGCTTCTCTGTCGCCGAAAGCAACTCTCCCTGCCGCTCCGCACCCCCGCCGCCCACGGGGAACAGAACACCTTGCGCGAGCGCCGCTTTAATTCGTCGCACGGCAGTCTCAAAGTGTGCTGGGTCTTTCTCGATTCCGATGAAGCGTCTCCGCCCTTCGATGCAGGCAATTCCGGTCGTGCCGCTGCCCATGAATGGATCGAGCACGGTCATTCCTTCGAGGCTCGCACGCGCCACGATCCAGCGCATCATTGCGATGGGCTTTGCGCACGGGTGCGGCTGCTCATTGGAGTCGTTCGGATATGTCTGCCCGCAGGAGTTCGCCCGGCTGCCCATACTCCGCGCCAGATATGGGTCTTTGCCGTAGTAGAGGATCGGCTGCATACAGGTGAACCCCCATCGGCCCATGCCCGTCCCAGCCGCCGAGAAGAAACAGCCGATGTCATCCGGGATCGGGTAGAGATGCAGGTTCCTTGTGCCGGGCGTTACCGCCATGCTCGGTGCCGTCACCAGGCACATCCCGATTGCCGCCACAACTACACCTTTGACGTATTCCGGCGTGTCTTCGTGGTTGTATTC